CCTACCTCAGCAACGCCAATTGGGGTGTAAATGTCGAATATTTTAGCCCTCCGACAGATTTTTACACTCCAGAATCACAAATCTAGCACTGCCCAGATCTGCGATTCTACAAAGCTACATTCAGCTTCGCTAGGTGTCACTTGCTTGCTTCCTATCACGCGATATCGTTTGCTTTCACTCTTTCCAAACTCGATTTTCGCTCCTTTATAAAACTCCTCACATTCATTAATTATCCCAGGTGTCAAATCAAATAACATACATATCTCAATCAACGCCGTTTCATCACACTCCAACACAGCCGAGTCTTTCCTCACCCATTGTTCATACATAGGGTTCAGTTCTTTCAATATCTCAGGCTTTATATAAGCATCTTCAGTACTACGCAATAAGAAATTAGAAAACACACCGTACAATGGCATATTTCCGTAAAGTTTCTTGTACATGAATCCAAGACTATGATAATAGTCTGTCTTACAATGTTCAAAGTTCAACTTACGAAAAACTGTCATATTATTGATGATTTTCTTAACGTTCTGCACGTAGGCAAATTCTCCTTTCCTGTTAATCTGCATAAATTTACCTGAACAATAATCAACATCATGATAATCAGTCCGAAGTATTAATTTAGCGTCAAACCCAAAATGCGCAAAAGTGTTAATGTAATCCGATTTTCCAATCGGCATTTTAATGACATTATCATCACCATCGCACATAAAATTGCCAACATCCAGTCCATTAATAATTTCAAAATACATACATGCCACCCACATCACTAGAGTATTGAATAATCCAGTGTCTGCATCTCCTGATCCTCTCATACCTGTAAACGAGAACTTTTGACCGTTCTGTGTAAACCCATTCTTCTTCATCTTGCGCCAGAACAATTTCCTGAATCGCTTAAAGTTGACGTCAGTCTAACCTTCTCATCAATCCCAATTCTATTTGGGCCAACAATCTAATTCTTTGACTGGCTTCGAACTTACTGCAATCTCCTTCTAAGATCCACGCGCCAAAAACAAGTTCTAAAAACTGTCTCCCTCTTCCAAGGAAATCTTTCCCCTTAGACACTTGTGGCAGGTGCATCATAGCTTCTTCTAACGCATGCGTAAACATTCCATAGACCATACCAAATTTCGGATTTCTATTAATTATAAGACGAGGCGGCTTTATTTCATTGTAAAGTTCGTTCTTCACAAAAGCTGAACAATCTCCATCCTTCTCGAGGTCAAACCCATTACGAGATATTTTCTCATAACAATCAACATACCTCTTACGGAGTTTACCTTTCTTACCATCAATGAATTCTTTCAATTTTGTAGGTCCTGAATAATGTGGTTTCAATTTACATGCTAAGTCGTCGAGAATCTTTTCGACAATCTCTGTGACATAAGTTGTATTATTATCCATTTTCTTAAGATACCTATTCCTTAATCCAACGTATTCGTTGTGAGCACAATTAGACATGATGTACCTGTCTTCTTGCAGAATTCTAGGAATTTTATAAATC